TACTCGAACTTCTTGAAACCGTGAGGGGCAGGGAAACCGGCAGCCTCGTCCACGGGGCGGATGACGTGGAGGATTTCAAACTCAGCGTCTCCCTTTTTGTCCTCAATAGCCTTAAGGACTTCTTCCGGGCACGCATTCTTGCCGAACTCGCTTACCATATCCACTGCAGTACGCTTGTACTTACGGAGGACACGGTTTACGATGTTAGCCCGGTTTTCCTGGAAGCACGTTTCGGTCAGCGGCAGGCTCTGGAAGAATAGCGACCGAGAGAACTCCGGGTGCTCTGTGATAAGGAGCTGGCAGTTACCGAATGCACCATACTCCAGGTAACCCTCATTGAGTGCTGCCGTAAAGTTGGTGTGGGGCAACTGCATCTCAAAGTTCATGATCTCCGTAACTTCCTGGAGCCACTTAGCGACAACATAGTCATCGTTCAGGAGTTTGTCGTCCGTGGAGAGTTCGAAGAATGGCTGCGAAGGGTTGGTAAGCAACGAGAAGAGACCGGCAGCGAGCTGCTGGTTAGCTTGCTCACCCGTGCCATCAAAAATGCGCCAGCGCTTGTTTTCACCCCGATAGCCGTGCCTGGTAAAGGTGGCTTCGATAGGATGAATCAGCTCAGCGGCTTCTTGCCAGAACCACTCAAAATTGGACCGAGACCCCTTCGCGCGGTCATAGTCCATGAAGAGTTGTTCTACAGCCTCTTTCGTCAGTGCCATGCTTAACTCCCGAGAGTTGTCTTCAGAGTCTTGACTGCCGTCGTGTCACCATCACCCTCAGTAAGGAGAGTGCCTGCACGACCGCGCCGCTGCTTCTCTTCACGCTCGAGACGAAGTCGTTCCGTCTCAGCAGCCTCTGCCTCAAGCCTTTCAGCTTCTGCACGCTGACGAGCCAGTTCGGCTTCTTGTGCAGAAGTATCAGCGCGTTTGCCGCCGCCTCCACCCATGTTATTCTCCTTTCAAAGGTTTCAGATCGTAGAAAGATACCAGTGCGTCTTCGAGTCCACCATCATACAGCTTAACAGCTTCAGGGATGGTCCCGAGGACTCGAAACCCCCGACGCTTTAGAGCCCGGATAGCGAGCTTCAGGTGCGCCGGAGTTCGCCCGCACAGACCGGTAAGATGCGTGTTCTTAGCCAGGTACTCGAGAGCGACCAGGGCAACTTCATTCGCGTTGCCCCAGCAAATCTTAAAAGTCCAGTAATGAAAGAATGCCACATTTCCGGATATCTCAGAAACCCAGATACAGGCTGCCGGTTTGCCGTCCTTGTAGATGAAACCTCCAAAGACCAAGCCGGACCGAACGTATTCCAGGAAATCCCAGGGAGTTTCGATCAAGCCATCATAGAAGACCTGCCGCTTGGTACCTTCCTGGTCCATGCGACAGAACATCTCGATGACATGCTCGTCGCTCACGTCCGTAAAGCGTTTTACTTCGTAGGTCATCGGCGCTCCAGGGGGTTATAGCCCACAATACTGCGTCTCTCGAAATTTTGCATCGCTATCCGGTTATCTGTCATGGGATTGTACTTGGTGCCAATCGCCATGGTCTCTTTAACCAAATGGGGATTCTTCGGTGCGACGCGCAAACTCTGAGCAGCCATACGTACTGCATCAGCATAGTGCGACGACCAGTCATGGACGGGCTGCCGCTGCAAAATCTTGTGCTTGTCACTGTACTCGCTGTGATAGTGGATCAGAGCTTCAACCAGGTCATCACACTTATCTTTATCGAAGTAACAGCGAGGTAAAATCTGACGTACAGCGTTAATACCATCTTCGATGGCGGCCTTAGGGATAACACGGATGCGATCAAGACCAAGGCCCCGTAAAGTCCGCAGACGAGAGTAACCGGTGGATAGCTCTCGTACTTGAACGTCGTGAGGAAGTGCATGATATCCATAAACATAGGGCTTCTCTTTCAAGACCTTCACGTAGTGCGCGAGGCCCTGGGAGTAATTGGAGTAACAGTCTATGAACCGCACTTCCTGACCATAGGTCTGGAAAAACACGATCGTCGTATTGTCAGACATACCCAGGTCCCATGCCGTATGCACCTCGAGCATCGGGTCATAGGGGACACACTGGATATGAGACTGCGCCTGAATCAGGTCGCCGTAGTAAGAGCCTAGGATGGACGCATCAAACGAGCAGTAGAACTCCTGCTGAATCAGGGGCTCAGGCATGCCATCGTCACGTTCACTCTGAATCTGCTCCGGAGTCATAACGCCAGTGTCATCAACCGTCAGAGTTTCACAGTACCAGTTGGGGTCTTTCTTAGCTTTCTTGTACATGTCATACAAGTGGTTGCGGCCACGAGGAGTCCCGTTGAAAAATGCCCAGCCGTCGTTCTCAATCAGAATCGGCCGGAGATAGTCCCAAGCCTGAGGCTTGTGGAGCGAGAACTCAGAGAACAGGACACCGATCGGGTTAGAACCAACGATCGAGTCAATATTGTCCGAGCCAAGGAATCTGATCATCGACCCATTGGTCAACTCGATCGTCATCTTCTGATTGTCAATGCGTCGCTGAATCTGGGGCGGGATGTGGTCCCTGGTACGGAAGCCATCCTTATCGTAAGATTCCCAGATAACGATTCGTGCCTGCGCGTAGAAGGGCAGGATGTAAAAGTATGTGCCAACACGCTGGCAAGCTTCCCTTGCCAGGATGTTCATGAACGTCTTGTCTTTACCAGCTCGGCGATGCCAGATCGTACACCCACGCCGGAAACCCTGAGGAATCGCGTTATAGAGATTCTTCTGGTAGTCTCTCGGAGTAAAGTTATAGGGGATGGTAACTACTTTAGACATGTTTCCAAGTATTCCGATTAAGGACTTTATTTATGGTGTCTTTAGTAACCCCATATTTGTCAGCCAAAGCATAACTCGATTCTGCGGGGTCTAAAGGATTCCTGGCTCGGATCTCTAAAACCTGTTCTTTTGTAAGCTTAATTCGTCCACCTTTGTGCCGGCCTTTATGAACGCAGTCCATCATGTTTTCGCTTTGCGTGCATATGAAAAAATGTGATATTTCATGGCAAGCCCGATTATCACATATATGTGCTACAACCATTCCTTCAGGGATAGGACCATTATATTTTTCCCATTCTTGGCGATGTACTAAATCAGAGCCTTCAGGATTCCATTGCTGCCCATACCCACTATTGGTTTTAGCGCCAGTCCATATTTTGCAAGGGATAGTAGCCATTAGTTCACCTGTTGCATGATCTGGATGGTGAACCCTTTGTCGTCGGCGTCGCCAGCGGTCTGCAGGGTCAGGAAATTGTTATGGTTGATTAGGCCTTGGAAAGCTTTGACCAAGTTGGAGAGGCGATTGCAGGCCTTCTCGTCAGCGGGGTCAACGCTCATTGCAGCCAGAGTCAACTTGGAGAGGAGGACGGCTTCACACTTGGCAAAGGTGGGGAACAAAGCCCTCTGCTTAACCAGGCTCGCGCCGACCAAGTGAGCCTTGGTGGCGGCGGTAAAGGCTTCGAGCCCGTCCTCCTCCCCTTCGGCTTTCTGTACGGCGGGAACCAAGGAGTCCAGATTCCCAGCTTTCCAGTTACCTTCTTTGGCGGCCTGTTCTACAAGGCCAGGGGAAAGACAAGGGAGCTCCTCAGCTATGTCAGTAGGAGACATGCCGAGGACCTCGAACTGGAAGCGCACGTACGTCCAGTCTATCCGTGTTTCGTTTGTTGATTCCATGCCTTCTTATTATCATGTTTCGCTGGGAAAGTAAACGAAAAACAGTCTACATTTTTTGTAGGCTAAATTTGAGTTTTAAGGAGTTTTTATTTTCGAGCCTAGCTATTTAGCTTAATCTAAAATAAAAACTCATTCTGGATAGAGTTATGGAGAGATTCTAGCTATCGTGGCTCGGGTTTCCGTCTTATATGGTAATGAGCCAATCTACAAATTTTGTAGGGATGAGGTAAAGCTTCCAAAAGTTACACCCGGATTGAATTAGCTTCCTACAAATTTTGTAGGGATAGGGTAAGCCTCCCAAAAGTTACACGAAAACCAATTTTCCTACAAAATTTGTAGGGTAACAGAATACCGGGCAAAAGTTACACGAAAACCAATTTTCCTACAAAATTTGTAGGGTAACAGAATACCGGGCAAAAGTTACACGAAAGTCACAACACTCACATATCCCTTCATTCATCTTTGCCCCCGGGCGCCCCCTCCCCCGGGGGCCCTCTAGCTCCCAAAAGCTGCGCCAAATCCCCTCCCAAAAGCTGCGCCAAATCCTTGTCACGATATCCGTGTTCAAAAGCTGCGCCAAATAGATTGTCACGATAATAGCATACGCTTCGCTGCTATTATCGTGCCAACTATTTGTCACACCTTTTGCCCCCAGATATCGCGCCAAGTCTTTGTCACACCTTTTGTCCGGGTCTTCGTCACACCTTTTGTCCGCGTCGAGGACCCCCTCCTCCGTGGTCACCCGGCCGCGTTGCTGGGCAAAGATGAATGAAGGGATATGTGAGTACCCCTTCATTCATTAATATGTGCTATTCACTATCGCTCTTTTTGGCCACCTCCATGACTTCCCTTTCCTTTGCAACATAGGACAGGATGAAATCCTTGTCAACCTTGTCGCCCTTGAACTTTGTGATCTTGGTCCGCCCTTCCTCGTCATTGATGAGCCCCCAACCATCCTTGCGGAGGTAGCACTTGAGTGAACTGACGTTCTTTGTGCTGATGCCCATCTGTTCTGCGATGTCAATGATCTTTGCCGGACCTTCAGCCAGGACCTTGAGCAGCTCCAACTTGCGACCAGAACCACGCTTCCGGGATGCCTTCAACTGAAGATTTTCCTTTTCCAGGTTGCTGATCATTTCAATCAACTCGGCCTTGTTCATTCCATCCAACTTTGTCATTTTCAAAACCTCCATTAAATTGTTGATGTCCTTTCTCCCTAACCACAACTACAAACTATCAAAACCCTTTGATGCCGTCAACACTT